TGTAGATATTTGTTATCATAAAACAGGTAATACTATTCAGGTCATGGATAAAGAATCAGCAGCTAAGATAAATAAGTTATCACAGCGAGCAGGTTATGGTATTATGCGTGGACTACGTGGTGGTTCTACTCCAAAGTCAAAAACTAAAATTATGGGTAATTCAGGTAGAGTTATGAGAATGCCTACAAGAGAAGATTTTGAAGCTGCAGGCAAGCGCGTTATGACTATAATGGATTCAAAAGGTAAAGATTCTGCAATTAAATACATTGATGAAGTATTAGAGTCTAGAATGATAAGTGGTTCTCATCATCGCCAGCTGAAAGAGATAGTGAATACCTTCATGCCAGAACCAGTTGTAGAATATTCAGTAAAAGAAACTGTTATTGATGAAGAAATACAGTTCGCATTTAGAAATTGGAAAAACTCAAAAATATATAAATAATATGACAAAGAAAGATTTAATCGTGGATTTTGTAGCTCTCCACGGAAAAGAAGGAGCTAGATTCGTAGATATTCAGAAGTTCATTTTTGAACACAACCATCCAGGCAAGAAGTATGATTGGTGGAGAAACAGAGGATATTATTGCCGAGCATTTTCAGGTATGGGATGGAACGGAGAAGACAGAAGGTACCTATTAAAAGGAGATACCTGTTTAGTTAAATTAGGTGAATTATATTTTGCAAAGAGAGACGGTAAGATATTACACCAACATGAAAAACAAGAAGTAGTATGGGAAAATTAAAGAAAAGTAAATACACTAGACGTAGAGCTATTGATTGCAAATTGATAGAACGAAGTAAAGCTAATCCAGGCTATTGTAAGTACATGATTACCATAGCAGAATTAGATGGTACAGTACATAAACAGCCTGCATACGGTAAAGATATGCAAGACGCATTGTCAAGACTAATGAATAAAGAAATGACAGTAAAGGTTGAGAGAAAATTGGAATCTAACACAGGACTGATATTTCTAATATGGTTGATAGCCATGGGAACTCCAGCATTTTTCGTTGAACACCACACACCTTGGTTCCTTTTGTATACGTTTGGTTCTGTTATATTATTGATGGTGTTTGGTGGGCTATGGTATAATTATATTAAAAAAGGAGAATAAGTTATGGATATTAAGAAAAATTATTTTTGGGGATTGTTTGTTTTTATGGGATGTAGTATATTATTTGTAGCACTAATGAACTATATATTTCCAGAACCTCCACCCCCAACAGAAGGAATTCCACATAACTACTGGATTCCAACAGAGGAAGACATATTATTTCAAGATAGTATGTGGAGCATAATAAATAAGACTCAAGAAGAGGTTGACACTATAAAAAAATCTATGGAACATATTATGTATAAATTAGATAGATTAACTTATCCTGACGGTACATGGGATAGTATTAGAATTCCTGTGCACGAAGATAACTATGATATGGATTGCGGAGATACTCTAGACGTAAGAGCAACAATGTACCATCCAGTAGAGGCTCAATGCGATTCTACTCCATTGATAACTGCAGATGGTAGTATTATTGACCCCAATAAGGTGTCTGAATGGAGATGGATTGCCGTTTCTAGAGACTTATTGGTATCTGGAGGTGGATGCCTAAATTATGGAGACTCAGTATATGTAATAGCTGGACATAAAACCGGTTGGTACCATATCCATGATACTATGCACAAGAGAAAGAGAAATCAAATAGACTTCTTAGAATCTATTGGTACAAGTGTTTATTTATACAAAGAGGCTGAGTTAATTATTAGATCGTAATTGTTAATAACTTTTTGAAAATAATCACCCAGAATTTTTCCGTTTGAAAAAAAATGATTATATTTACTATATAAATTAAAGAAAAGATGAAAAAAGCACTAAGAATATTTATTGATATGGATGGAGTCCTAGCTAATTTTGAAAAGGCAGCATCTCAAATTCCAGAAGTTAAAAGACCCGATGAAGTATTAGACTTCTCAACGTTTGAGCCGATGGTTGGAGCAATTGAAGCAGTACATAAAATAATTGATATGGGTCATGACGTATTTATTGCGTCTACACCTCCGTGGAATAACCCTTCAGCTTGGGGTCAGAAGAGAGATTGGATAGAGGAACATATTCCTGAATTAGAGAAAAAAATAGTCCTAACTCATAGAAAAGATTTATTGATTGGCGATATTTTAATTGATGACACCACGTACAGAGGTCAAAAAGACTTTCAAGGAGAGTTCATGCATTTTGGTGTTGGCCATAATAAAATGAATTGGCCTCAGATAACAGATGTTATACAACAACTCACAAACCTAAGTAAAATAATATACAAATAATATGAATACAGAAGATTTATTAAAACAATTTGGATTGATGGTTGATGAACTATCAAGCACCACGTCTAATAATGAAAAGAAAGACATACTCTACAAATTTGGAGGTATACACCCAGAACTATTAACACTTATGGAGTATATCTATTCAGATTACAAGAAGTATTACGTCACAAGTAAGAACTGTAAAAAATTGTCTCATATTATCGATGAAGACTGCGGATTTGTAGATATATTTGAATTGTTAGACGATTTAGATAACAGAACCTATACGGGACATGATGCAATCGCCATGGTTAATGGATATATCTCACAACATTCAGAATATGAAGACTTGATATGGAATATAATTGATAGAGATATGAAGTGTAGAGTATCTACTTCGTTAATCAATAAGGTATTTCCAAATACTATTCCAGTATTTAAGGTCGCTCTGGCAGATACATATAAACCAGGTATGGCTGATTTTGAAGAAGAAATGTGGTTATGTAGTAGAAAATTAGATGGAGTAAGGTGTCTTGCTATTATTGATGAGAATGGAGACATTAAGTTTTATTCTAGAGGAGGTAATGAGTTTCTAACTCTTGATAACGTAAAGAAAGATTTAGAAAAATTACAATTAAGTAGTGTAGTTCTTGATGGAGAATTATGTATAGTAGATGAGGACGGAAATGAAGACTTCCAGTCTGTAATGAAAGAGATAAATAGAAAGAATCATACAATAGATAACCCACTATTCCAAATATTTGATTTTCTTACACTTGATGAATTCAATAAACAAGAAGGAGAGACAGAATTAGGAATGAGATTAACATTTTTAAGAGGAGCCTTAGAAATGCCTATTATGAATGGAGATACTATTGAGCATCTAAAAGTGCTAGAACAATTATGGGTAAAAGATTCAGACTCATTTCAAATAATGTTTGACCAAGCAACTGAAAATGGCTGGGAAGGCTTAATGTTGAGAAAAAACTGCGACTATAAGGGTAAAAGAAGTAAAGACTTATTAAAGGTAAAAAAGTTCTATGACGAAGAGTACAAGGTAATCCATTGCGAGTCCGGACCCGTTCGATATATAAAAGACGGTAAAGAGGTAGAAGAAGAAATGCTAAGTAATATAGTAATAGAACATAAAGGAAACAGGGTTGGTGTTGGTTCTGGATTCAGTATTGACCAAAGAAAAGAGTTCTTCGAAGACCCTAGTAAGATTATGTATAAGACAGTGACTATACAGTATTTTGAAGAGAGCAAGAATAAGGATGGAGAATACAGTTTGAGGTTTCCAGTCTTAAAGCATGTTTATGAAAATGAAAGAAATTGTTAATAAATAGATATTTATATATGATAACTGATTTAGGCGTAGCAGAAGCTGATTTTGGATTACGGAATATAAAACCAGAAACAAAATCACATGGAGATATGCCATCACAAGGGTCGTGTACCCACAGTGAGAGTACTAGAGATTCGATAACATCGATCTCCAGGTCTAAGAGCAAGCTAGACCTGTATCTAGGTTTTTTTAAGTTTTTACCTATCGGAAACCGGTTTGCAAAAAACTGTTGGTTCGAATCCAACCGCCTAATGAAGTTATTATATTCTAATTAAAATAGTTATATGGACATAAGACTTTACGCAACAACTCAAAGAAAAAAGGACTGGCTAAATAGTTTAAGAGTCTTTTTAGAACAAGGACCAGATAAACATAGTCATAAACAACGAAGAGGTTTTATTGGTAGCTGTATTTACAGATTCAGCCACTCAGGATTTCCATTGAAATTGATGTCTCAGGAGGCATTAAAAAGAAGAGAAGACAGATTATCTAAAGGTCTGAGGCCAATGTGGACAAGCGACCATGTTTATTCTCTAAATAGGGTTTCAGAATATTTAATAAAGAATTTTGACTCAGGAATAAATGATTGGGACGATACATGTTTTGAATTACCATTCCTACTGACAACTATAGAGGTATCTCCATCAGAAAATAATAGATTAGGGGTTGCCCAAAGAGGTGGAAAGAAATACGATATAAAAGATTTATTTAAGATGAAACACTATAAAGATTGCGGAATCAAATTGTTAGAGATTCCAGATAAGTTGAAGAAGGATGGTACTCCAAGAAGAGGAGCAACCTATTATGATGATGAATTAAGAACTGATGAAATAAAAGAGCTAATTATATGGAATTAAAAGAATACTATAAACATTATTTATCACTACATAAAAATAAGAAGTGCAGGTTATTACATTTTTTAGGACAGTTGGCGACTATAATATACACAGTATGGGTGTTATGGAATTGGTACTGGTATTTAATACCGTTTATCCCTTTCATAATATATCCGTTTGCATGGTCAGGACACTATTTATTTGAGAAGAATGAGCCAGCAGCATTCAGAGACCCTGTAAAGGCGAAAATATCTGATTGGATGATGTTTAGAGATATATTATTAGGAAAAATTAAAATATGGTAGAAAAAAGCCCACTAAATTTATTGCAAGAGAGGTTTAGAGACGACCCTTGGAAGATGATGGTATTATGTATTATGTTAAATCAAACACACTACAAACAGGTTGATAGAGTAAGAGATAAATTTTTTGAAGAATGGCCTAATCCAGAAGATGCCGCAGATGCTGATGGAGATAAAATGAGAGAAATAATAAGACCATTAGGTTTCTATAATAAAAGAACAGAGACTATCAAAAAATTCAGTAAAGAGTATTATACTGGAGGATGGACAGATATTGGAGAACTTCATGGTGTAGGAAAGTATGCAAGAGACAGTTGGCAGATATTTCAAGAAGGTACCATACCCAAAGAGGTTACAGATAAGAAGTTAATTAAATATGTTGATTGGATAAGTAAAAAAGCTGCTTAATTATTTTACCGATTGAAAAAAATTTATTATATTATATAAAAGAGGAGATACAAATGGAAAACACAAGAATTTATGAAGCACTTTTGGCCAACTGTAAAGCCGAAAGACTGGAAGCTCTGGCAACTTTAGACGTATACATGAGTAATCCTGTAGGGATAGGAGAACACCCAGGGATCGTTGGAGAAGCTATGAAACAATTAGACAAATTGGCCGCGGCTGAAGGTAAAATAATAGAATTAGAAAAACAGTATGGAGGTAAGAATCCAAAAACAGAAAGTAATGGTTCGAATATTGATTTAGACGGACTGGCAAGAAAAATGGATGATTTCTTAAAAATCGTAACAGAGGGAAAATAATATGTACTATCAAGTAAAAGTAAAAATAGCAATAGACACAGGTAAAGGTGTAAAACACTCAAAAGAAGAATATTTAGTTGAAGCCTCTTCAGTAACTGACGCAGAAGCGTGTACTACTCAAGATATGGTAGATGGTGGAATAGAATTTGAAGTTGTTGAGGTTAAGAAATCACAGATTTGTAAAGTATTGTAATATGATAAACTATTTTTTAATAGGAATAATCTTTCTATTTTATATAGAATTAACTTCAGATTGGCTGAAAAAGAATGGTATGTGGCCATACAAGCCTGAAACCGATCCATTTAATATGTGGATGAGGGTTATGATAGTTTTAATATGGCCATTAGGATTATTATCTTATCTAAATGGTTTCATAAAGCAATATCTTAAAAAATAATATGAAGAAAACGGCACTAATAACAGGAATAAACGGCCAAGATGGAAGCTATCTAGCAGAACTTCTATTGGACAAAGGATATGACGTGTGGGGAATTCTTAAAAGAAATTCAGTAGCAGAAACTCAATCTGCCAGAATAGAACATTTAAGAGATAAAAAGTTAATTACCCTAGAATATGCTGATATGTTGGATATGTCGTCTTTAATAAGAGTACTACAATTATGTAATCCTGACGAAATATATAATTTAGCTGCTCAGTCGCATGTTAGAATCAGTTTTGACCAACCTATCTATACTACCCATTCTATAGCTACAGGAACATTGAATTTATTAGAATCTATGAGACTAGTTTGCCCGAAGGCAAAAATGTATCAAGCAAGTTCATCCGAAATGTTTGGTAATAATGTAGATAAAGATGGATACCAAAGAGAAACAACACCAATGGACCCAGTATCTCCTTATGGTTGTGCTAAAGTATACGCATATAATATTTGTAGGAATTATAGAAACTCCTATGGATTATTTATCAGTAATGGTATATTATTCAATCACGAATCCCCACGAAGAGGTAGTAATTTTGTCACTAATAAGGTTGTAAAAGAAGCTGTAAAAATAAAATTAGGTCTATCTAATAAATTGATGCTTGGAAACTTAGATGCTAGTAGAGATTGGGGCCACGCCTCAGATTATGTATACGCTATGTGGTTAATGCTCCAACACGACAAACCAGATGATTTTGTATGTTCTACAGGTATATCTCATACAGTTAGAGATTTAGTAAAATATGTGTTTGATAATTTAGATTTAGATTACAAATCTTATGTAGGAATAGATAAAAGATACCATAGAGCAGAGGAATTACGTTTTTTGAAAGGCGACTGTTCTAAAATAAAAACAGACTTAGGATGGGTTCATGAATATACATTTGAAACAATGATAGATGAAATGATTGAATATTGGTTGGAGTACTATGAAAAGTGATATGGAAATACTAGATGTTGGAGAGGTTCACATGAGACGACCTAACCCCTTGGTAACAGGAGGTACAGGACTTATAGGTTCTCAAATTAAATCTGACTATCATCTATCTTCTAGAGATGGCGATTTAAGAGACCCGGATGTGTGTGATGAGATATTTAGAGAATATTGTCCATCAACCGTAATACACTGCGCAGCAAAGGTTGGTGGTGTTGGTAGTAATATAAAATATAAAGGTGAATTTTTTTATGATAATATTATGATAAACACAAATGTCATTGAGGCTTGTAGAAAACATGGTGTAAAAAAATTAGTTTGTTTCTTATCTACTTGTGTTTTTCCAGATGATGTAGAGTATCCTTTAACAGAACAGAAAATACATTTAGGAGAACCTCACCATTCAAATTATCCATACGCATATTCTAAGAGAATGGCTGATATACAAATTAGAGCGTATAGAGAACAATACGGATTAAATTACGTGTCTGTAATTCCAACAAACGTATATGGACCAAATGATAATTTCAGTATAGAAAATGGCCATGTAATACCATCACTAATTCATAAATGTTATTTGGCAAAACAAAATAACACTGAATTTAGGGTATGGGGAACAGGTAAACCTTTACGAGAATTTATATATTCCAAAGATTTGGCAAGATTAACTGAATGGGTTTTGGAAAACTATGACGATTCAGAACCAATTATACTCTCGACATCAGAAGAGGTATCAATTGAATATGCTGTCAATTTAATTGTTAAATATACTGGATTTACTGGAAAGGTAGTATGGGAAAAGGATAAACCAGACGGACAATTTAGAAAACCCAGTAGTAATAATAAATTACTGTCCTATTTACCAGATTTTGAATTTACAGGACTTGAAAAGGGAATAGAAGAAACTGTAAATTGGTTCAACGAAAATTACAAAAGAGCGAGAAAATAATGCAATACGAAAATGAATACGAAAAGTTTGAAGATTTAACTATAGAGAGCGCCAGAGAAGTATGGTGGGCCAAAACAGATGAGTTGGAATGTGACTGGGGTGGAAAGAAATTCAAAGTAAGAGTTGCCGAAAATAGTAAAGGTGGCGAAATAATTTGGATGGAAGGTTCAGAACAATTTACAGAAGAAGAGATGGAGGAGATAGATGAGTTTCTTTGGAGTGGCGAAATAGATATATCAGCAGAATAAAAAAGAGAAAGGTTATGTATAAAGGAAAACACGAATTAACATTAATGGATGATAAGTATAAAGCTAATTGGACAGAACTGATATGGATGGATAAGAGAGGTAATGAGAAGACCGAAAAGGTTAAATATCCAGATAGGTATATGCAGAAACTATTCGAAAGTGGAATAGAAATAGTATACGAAAAGCACACGGCCGGCGCGCGATAAAACCCACGCGGTAGGAGAGACGCGGTGGTAGAACTAAGGCCTCTCGCGAGGCGCATGATATGAAAATGATAAATAAAATATTGTATTGGTGGTATAAAAGAAAAAGAGGTTCAGTATGGGATTTATAGAACAATGGAATTTGAACCTTTAAGCAGAGAATTCCTATTAGAGAGGGGTTATTGTTGCAATAATGGATGTAAGAATTGTCCATATAAAAAAGTAAAAATTAAAAAAAGAGGATTAAAAATTATGAAAAATGAAAGATTCAAAAAGATGTTTACAAAAGACGCAATAACAGGATGGGTTATAGTCGCCATGTTTTTTGTATTTGTAGGAATCAGTATAGAACCAGCAATGAACGACACCCGTCAATTCTTCACTATTATGGCGATAGTACTTGGGGGAGGTATAGGTAGTGGATTCATAATGATGTGGTTTTTTGAGACATTCTTACCAGGAGAGAAACCAAAAAAAGGGTGTTGCGGAGAAGGATGTTGTAATCACGAAAACCGTATAGGCTATGACGATATAGAACAATTCCTTAATAAAGGGGATAAAAAATGAGATACAGAATCGTAAAAGAAGAGAACCTACTCACAGGACGGATAGTGTACTATATAGAAGAAAAGAAGACATTCTTATGGACAACCAGCTGGTCAAGAAATTTAAGTAATGAAGGCGTAGACGGAGAGGTTGCAAGTCTTACGCTTCACGGAATACGTCATAAATTAAATGAAATCCGATGGGGTGGTAATATAATTAAAAAGGAAATTGTAGAGACAGACGACGATAGGGACCAAAAATAGTGGAAGGGATGATTGTTGGAATATTATTATTTGGACTACTGGTATACGGATTAGTCACAGGATTCAATGACGGATTAGAAGAGGACGAATACCAAGATTGGATAGAAAAGGAATTCCCAGAAGACCGTAGTAAAGAGAAAGAGTAATGGGAACAATTATACTTTTAATAGTAGTAGGGATAATAATAGGATTAGGTAAATATGCGATAGATGAGGGAATGAGAATAGAGAGGGAAAAGAGAAATCGTGACTAAACTTATTTGGAAATTATACAGTGATAAGAGGATATCGTTAGAGGTAGCAGTAGAATTATTATCACAATACGATAGGACCAGAGAGAGGAAAAGATGGGGAAACTAGACGATAAAAGATTAGAAATACTTGAGGCTAAAATCAATAATAGGCCAAAAAAGGAAATACAAAAATTACAACAAGATTTAGATAATATGGTGAAAGAAAGAGAAAAAGTAGATAGTAAGATAAAAGGCGTACAGGGTTGGGTAGACGACAATAAGAAATGGATAGAACCGTGTATTATACTAGCCTTATTCTTAACAGGTAGTACAGGTATAGGGTGTGTAATGCTAACCCTATGGATACTAGAGACACTATAGTACACCCACCAGCCTAAACCCGATGCCATCGATATACAGTCGGGTATTAAGTCACCCCCAGGGTGTCCCGAATCACGAAATTACATAATACATCCAGACAGGTATGAATTAGTACCGTATCAGTACAGTGATCTGCCATTGTGTGTGAGGTGGTGAGGACACTTTTTTCTGCACCCCGGCTGACACCGGATTTCGGGTCTTATATAATCCACAAGTGTCAAATGGAAATTAACCTAAACCACGGCTGTGTACCAACGGACCAACCAGTGCTATCGTTTTATCACACGTCTGTGAAAC